TATCTATCAGACCCCCGAAAGGGGGTCTTTTTTTATCTAAATAAAAATAAAACTAGTAGTAACAATGAAACCAACTCCAAGACAATCGCAAGAAATCAATAAGAACTACGAAAGAGTTGTTGAGCACCTGATCAAAGAAGGTTATGCAGATGATAAAGAGTCTGCCGATAGTATTATCTCGGGTATGAGCGAAGTGTGGTTCAATCTCATCATCCAAGAATGAAAACTTTTAAAGAGTTTATAAAAGAAGCACTTCCTTTTGGAGCAATCGTACAAGCAAGTTCTTACGGTCCTGGATTATATGGAAATCCAACCGCTTCTGGACAAAAATTAACACCAGGCACTCGTGGTGTTGCGCATAAAAAATTACCACTAGGAAGTCAAGTTAGAATTACCGACCCTAGAACTGGTAGATCTGTTGTGGCACCAGTTGTTGATAGAGGTCCATATCATGGAAACCGTCAATATGATTTAACAACACAAACAACAAAAGATCTTGGGTATAAAAACTATAAAGATTTTGGTGTTAGGAATTTAGATGTTACGCCAGTGACAAAAGAGAAACCAAAACCAAAAATTCCAGACCTGGGTGTAAAAGTTGATATGAGTATTCCAAAAATAATTCCAACTAAGAAAAAATAATGTCTAATTGCAATTTTCCTGGACAAATTTCAAATAGAAATTTTCTAACAACTGTTGGATTTAAATTTACTTTGGCAAAATATCCTCAAGTAGATTTCTTTGCTAACAGTGCTAGAATACCAGAAATTTCACTTGCAACTGCAATACAACCTTCATATTTGAAGGACATTGATGTACCTGGTGAAAAATTAACCTATGGAGATTTAACTCTTAGGTTTATTGTAGATGAAAATATGGAGAATTATATTGCAGTTTATAATTGGTTAACTGGATTAGGATTTCCAGAAACAACTCAACAATTTAAAAATTTGACCACAGACGACACTGGTCAGAGAGACATGTTGGAAGCGTTTAGTGATGGAACTCTACGTGTTCTGAATAGTAATTATAAAGAAGTAGCAAAGGTTAAATTTCTTGATTTGTTTCCAACTTCATTAAGTTCTCTTGATTTTGATGCTACACCAACTGACATCCAGTACTTTACAGCAGAGGCATCTTTCAAGTATACTGTATACACCATAACTAGTTCAACTTAATGAACCTTGAACAAATTCAGGAGATGTGGCAGCGAGATTCTGTCATTGATCCCGATAATCTACATGATGAATCTTTAAAAATTCCCCAACTACACTCAAAGTATTATACGATCTATAATACGATTACTTTGTTGCGTGAGAAAGCAAGAGAAACATATAATAGAGTCAAACTCGAGCGTTACAATTATTACACCGGAAAGGCGCCCATAGAGGTTTATGAGGAAGAACCATTTCCTTATAAAGTTCGTGACAAAGAGGCATTACAGAGGCATATGGACGGTGATGAGAAGTTAAGTAAAGTAGAACTTAAAATAAGATATTATGATATTATGCTGAAGTTTCTTGAAGAAGTTATCAAGACAATTTCTAATCGCACTTATCAAATCAAAAATGCCATCGAGTGGCATAGATTTCAGGCAGGTTTTAACTAAATAAAAATAAACTGTCTGCAAGATGAAGACTTTTAAAGAATTTTTGGATGAAGCGAGAAAGATACAACAAATATCAACAACACGCAAATCTGGAATAATGCCCATTCCAGGATCTGAGGGTTCTGCGAGAAAAGATGTAGCAATTGCAGGATTTAGAGGAAGGGGTCCAGTTCAAGATCCAAAAGTTACGACTGATTGGAAAATGAAAAATGGTCCAGATGTAGCGACATATATTAGAACTCACGCAAATCCAACAGCATTTGCATCATATACTGCCAAGCAAGCATATAAAGAAGGGGAAAAAGGGGTTCGCAATGTTGTAAAGGGATTGCGTTCTCAACTATCAGGAATATCCGGAGCAGTTCATGATGTTACATTAGGAAAGGCAAAATCAAAACTGTCTCCTATGCAAAAAGCAAAAGCATTTTTAGGAGCAGCAAAGTCAGTACCACAAAAAACATTAGAAGCAGGTGCAAAATCTGGTGATATTGTTGTAAACAAACCAACAAATATTTCATCATCAGGACCTAAAAGATCTAGAAGTGATGCTGAAGGTGCTGCTCAAAGAGGTCGCATATATCAAAGTATCAAAGGTCCTTCCGGAGAAAGAATGAGTCCTATTAATCAGAGAACAGGATATCAAACTGCTAGAATTTCTGGTGGAAGTTCTTCACTCCCAAATCTAGGTAGAGGTGTTGATAGAAAACCAACACGCATGGATAAATTTATTCCGGGACAAGGTGGTAGATATGGAATAGGTGGAATTGGACTTGCAGATTGAGAGGCAGAAATGCCTCTTTTTTTATTGTGTATTTTTTCGTATAAATAGGAGTATGGATGGATATTTAAAATGGCATATATTTACAAAATAACCAATTTAAAGAATAATAAAATTTATATTGGATTTACCATAAATGAAATACAAGTAAGATTAAGAAATCACATAAGGGCGTCAAGGCAAGATAAAAAGAAGCATACCTACTTACATTCTGCTATTAAAAAATATGGTGAAGAATTTTTTTCAATTGAAGAAGTTGAGTGTGGTGAGGATAAAAAACTTTTAAAAGAAAGGGAAAAATATTGGATTGAACATTTTAACCCAGAATATAATTTAACGAAAGGAGGGGACGGTTGTTTGGGATATAAGCATTCACGAGAAACAAAGTCAAAAATAACTGGTTGTCCAAAAGGAGCAAAACAAACATTAAGTGAAGAGCAAAGAGTTGCTCTTTCAGATAGAGCAAAAATGATGAATGATAAGAAGGGAAGGGGATATAAACTAAATGTAACAGAAGAAGATAGGCAACGAAGAAGAGAAAATATGATTAGGATTAATAAAGAAAGAAAAGGTCAAAATACTACAATTAATAAAAAAAGAGATGAAAATGGACGTTTCTTATCAAAATAAATATTTGTATCAATATGATATAAAATATGAGTCATTTGATTATAGAAAAGAAGAATGAAGTCTTTTTACATATTACAGCAGAACCGCACGTTTATTATGAATTAAGAGACGCATTTCAGTTTGAAGTGCCTAACGCAAAGTTTTCGCCTGCGTATAAAAATAAATGGTGGAATGGATTTATATATTTGTTTAATGTTAATACTGGGGAAATATATTGTGGTTTATTGGATAAACTTATAAGGTTTTGTGAGCAACATAATTACACTTATGAGTTTAAAAATAATAAATTTTATGGTCTTCCATTTGAAGTCAATGAAATGATTTCAAAAGAGGGAGTAAAAGACTATATGAATTCTATTTGTTCTTGTGCTCCTCGTGATTATCAAGTTGAGGGAGTATACGACGCTTTAAAACATAATCGAAAGTTGTTGATATCTCCAACTGCTTCTGGAAAGTCATTGATGATATATTGTATTGTCCGATATTACGTTGAGAAAGGACAAAATATTCTCGTAATTGTCCCAACGACATCCCTTGTAGAGCAGATGTATAAAGATTTTTCAAGTTATGGGTTTGACGTGGGTTCATTTTGCCACAAGATCTATGCTGGTAAAGAAAGAGAAACAGACTCTCAGGTGATCATTACAACCTGGCAGTCCATCTACAAACTTCCCCGACAATATTTCTCAAGATTTAATGTGGTCGTTGGAGATGAAGCACACCAGTTTAAATCAAAGTCATTAGTATCTATAATGACAAAACTTTCAGATGCAAAATATCGTTACGGTTTTACAGGAACTCTTGATGGAACACAGACACATAAATGGGTTTTAGAGGGTTTATTTGGTCCTTCATATAAAATTATTCGTACCGATGAACTGATGCAGAAGGGTCACGTTGCGACTCTAGATATTAATATTCTCTTACTCAAGCATCCACCGAATAAGTTTGAGACCTTTGAGGATGAGGTTCAGTATATTATCAATCACGAGAAACGTAATAAGTTCATCAAGAACCTTGCTCTTGATCTTAAAGGTAATACTCTGATTCTATTTTCAAGAGTCGAAGGTCACGGACAACCTTTATACGAACTCATAAATAAGAGTATCGCAGAAGATCG